GTGAGCTTGCCAGGTAGTACTGCGACACCCGAGACTGCTGAGTCTTTGCAGGGATATTGATGTAGTCGTCCCTGCTCAGACGCTCCAAGGCATAGTCTGTTCCGGAGCTTCTAACCACCGCAGACAAGATGTCGATAGTCGACGCGTCCAGGGCATAGGTTCCGGTGCCAGCAACAAGAGCCTGCGTTGTCTGAGCAATCGTCCAACGATTGATGCCGCGGTTGGCCCAGTCGGCAAGCATGAGGTTAAGAGAACGCTTTGCGGTCTTGAGGTCGTAACCCGTACGAGCCACAAGACCGCAGCGCTCAAAAGCCTCCTCGATGTACTCATTTACATCGAGTTCGAAATCCTTGGAGCCTGAAGTCGCCATTTCGTCACTTCATCTTCCCGCCGCAGCTCATCCGCTTGACCGAGCCGCCGGACTTGTAGCCCATCTTGCCCTTCTTCACCGCACCGCCCATGCTGGCGCCGCAGGAAGAACCCTTGCTCATCTTGCCGTTCGACTTCTTCATCGCACTCTCCTCCTCCTCAACAACGCCAACGCCGACGGGCTTGTCGGAGACGGCTGTTGGGATCTTTCGCAGCTTCCGGGAAGTCTTTCATCTGGCCGGCAGAGCGCGCGCAGAACGACTTGCGTCGCGACGCGCGAGCCGGAGACGGGTTCTTCTCGGTTACCGCCGTCGAAAGCTTGCTGCCAGGGTTCTCGCGCCGATAGCGCGCGACGCCAGCCTGCGTCATGCCGGCCCCGGACTTCGTGGACCGGAAGTACTTGCTGGATCGCGGGGGCATCTTTCCCTTGCTCATGCCAAGGTGCTCCCGTTTCGAATGTAGACGATGTCCAGCGCGGCAGAAATGGCAATGTCCGCTGAAGCAGAATCACCGATGGCGCGAACCTCGATGTCGGTCTTCTCGTCGAACTTGAACGGGAAACTGTATTCCTGGTGATGCGAGCCCTCTGAGATCACGAACTTGTCCTTCACCTGGAATACCTGTCCGAGTGGACGAGCTACAAGGGTTGCGGTGCAGTACTTGTTGTTCTGCGTTGTGGCCACGGTGGCCAGGAGTTCATGCAGGTACGCGGTGTACCCCGCCGGCACCGTCCACAGGGCCATCAGGGTCTGGTTATCCCCCGCGGCGATGGTCGTGTAGATGTTGGCAGGGACCCCTGCCGTGACCGTACCGGTTCCGGCATAGATGACGCCGGCATTCTGGCCTCCGGACCCAGCCGTCCGCACAATGGCGCGATTGATCCTGAGGTAGGACTGAGAGGTGCTGACCCCGGTCTGGCCATTCAACGAAATCGTCTCGGAGATCTCGTTGTAGCTGGCGTCCAGGCCGAAGATCTCGACCGTGCGAGCCCCCGTTCCGGCCGCCGTATCGTTCGCATTCGAGCTGGAGACGGTGAGGACACTTGCAGCAGCCAGGTAGCTGTACAGTCCGCCCTGCGCCCACACAGTCTCCAGCGCATCGTCGACATCCGGATTGAACCCGAACTTGAAGTTAGTCCGGTGATAGGCGACCTGGCCGCGCGAGACCTGAAGCTCGAACGGCTCATGGGCCCCGGTGCGCGTGATGGAGGAAACCTCACGGGTCATCGCGCACCTGCCCTCAGCCGTAGTTCTTCAGGCACTCAAGGATGATCGTGTATCGGTCTCCCGCAGTCGCCCCAACAGTCGTGAAGAGGACATCCCCGGTCTTGCCCGATCCCGCGTTGTTCGACAACCCACCATACTTGGAGAAGTCGTGAGATTGGAATTGATCTTCCCCAATCGTCATGCAGACGACATTCGCTGAGGCAGCCCAGAGAATATCCACCGCCATCCCACGCGTGATCGCATCTATCTTTTCGATGTTGACCGACGTGCAGCTCTTCCCATCCAGGGTAGCCAAGGCAGAAACGTCCACCTTGACGACAGCGGATTCACCCGTGCCGTCTGAAATGTTGGTGAACTTCAATACCGCCCTACGCGCCCCGTCAAACAGGGTCTGGGTCGTAACCGCGTCTGCCATGACGCATTACTCGATCACGTAGCTGAAGACGATGTCGATGTGCGTAGCGGTGGTGACGTCGGAACCCGTCTTGCTGATGGTGATGGCGGTGTTCTCATCGTTCGCCGTGTAGCTCGCGCCATCCGCCAGGACCGCGCCGCCCGACCCGCCGTCGAACAGCACCGTCGACTGGGTGAGGCTCGCCTGGGCATAGGCCACAAGCTTGCGCGACGTGGTCGAGGTGCCGAGGATATCGACCGTCGTCACCGCGCCGGCCGCGCCACCGACCGCAATCGCCTTGCAGGCGACCATGCGATACCGGTAGCCGGAAATGGCCGGAAGGAGCGTGGCGCCGGCGTTGACCTGGGCGATGGTGAACCGCGTACGGATGTTCTGACAAACCCCGCCAGAGGTGCGGCTGTCCGAAAAACCGTTCTGCGAAACGACGGGACCCGAAAAAGTCGTGGTAGCCATCAGGAAGACCCTCCTGCACGAGTATCGCCCTGTCGTCTGTGCAGCGTCCGCCGGGACGGTCGACAGGGCCAGAAGCCCGGAACTCTTGAACCTTAGCCAAAAAAGAAGGGCGGGACAAGCCCGCCCTTCCCCTCTGGAAGCCCTTCCCTGTCAGGTCAGGCCGCACCCTCGGTGCCGAAGATACCGCGCCAGTCGGACGCCCCGAACGAGTACCGCTCACGAGCCTTGTAGCGCATGTTCCCGGTGTCGAAGTCGCCCTCCATAGCCGTCTGGATGGCGACGCGCTGGAACATCTTCAGGCCGTTGGGCGCGTCTGTCTTGATGAAGTACGCGTCCGGATCCGTCAGGAAGTGGTTGACCACCGCGCCCTGGGGGATCATCCCCATCGACTTCAGGGCGTTCGTGTCGTTGTCCGCGGTGCCGGGGCGAAGGTTCGAATTGAGAACCCGCTCCGCGATGAACTGAAGCTCCTTCGGAATGAGGAGCTTCAGGCCGCGAACCGCGATCTTCATGCCACGCTCGTCGGTGAGCCCGGCGATGTCGATCAGCATCTGCTCCAGCGACGTCTCGTTGAGATCCGCCGGAGTCGTCAGCTTGTTGCGCTGGTTGCCAACAAGGCTCGGATGCGAGGACGAGCAAAGAGCCGCCCCGTCGCCGATGGCATACTGGCCCGTGCTGAACGCGTTGTTGAGGATCGCCGCCGCCTTGATCTGCTTGGTCTGCGACATCGAGCGCGCGAGCGCTCGGGTGTAGCGGGCCGCCAGACGGTCGTAGAGGTTGTCCTCCACGGCCTCCTGGGTGATCGAGAAGGCCAGGGCAATGGTCTCGTGCGTGTAACGCGCCGTGTAGGTCTCCTGCGCGTCATCGTACTGAACCGCGTTGCCCTCGTTCTTGACGGGCGCCGTGCCGAAGCCGGCGTTCATGACCTCCTCCTCAAAGGCACGCTCAGAGGTCTCCGCGTCGAAGATCTCCTCGTGTTCCCTGTCGTAGCGGTCATACTCAAGCCCAAAGAGGGCATTGAGGCCAGGCTCAAGCTCCTTGGCAAGCTGTGCGCGAGAAATGGTCATTAGTCAGACCCTCCTCAGATACCGGTGGTGGGAGCAGTCGTCTGCGAGTCGAAGCGCGCATTGGGCGAGTTGTAATGCGCGTTCAGGCGGACGAGTAGCGGGATACCAGCAGCGGTGTAGTCGCTGTTGGCGGCGTCGTCGACAATGCCGATGATCTTCAGCGGCAGGGTCGCCGTCGTGGCGATGGACGAAACGGAAAGCGCCGAGTTCGAACGACCGTTGGCCGTCGAACCGGTGCGAGCCGAAGTGCCCAGCGACGCATTGGCGAAGATCCCCAGCACCGCGGTGGCGCGGTCCGTGATCGACGCATCCGTCGCGACCTGGAAGACCTGGAGCGGATCGTCCGCGACCAGAGCCTTGACCGGGTAGTTGGTGTCGACCGCGACCGCGCTCGAACCCGGCCAGTAGTTCTTCCACACAACCTTCTTGGTCGTGCTGTCGACGTACTCGACGCCCATCAGGACGCCCAGCGCGGCGACCGTGCCACCGTCGGTGGCGCCGGCCTGGTCGATGACGCCGTTCGACGTCGGAACGACGATGCTGTACTGGTAGATGGCGTTGGTGTTGTTCGAGGCGATCTCGTACTTGTTGAGCCTCGTGGTGTTCGCACCAGCGCCAAGAAGGCAAACGGGTCGAAGCCCGTAAGCGGTTTCCTGGTTTGCCATTTTATGGCTCCTCTAGGATGGATGGTTAGCCCCGACGGGGGCCACCAAAGGTTACACGGGACTGGCGTTCAGGCTTCTGAATCGCCATGGAGGAATGAGCGTTTTCCCGCATCAGCTCGCGGTCCACCGCTTCGACCTGATCGGAGTTCTTGGAACGGTAGTAGCTGTTCCGCTCTCCAACAGTCTCGACAGGGATGCGGGCCAGCAGGAGGCCGCCGACACCAAACACACCCTCGTATCGTCCAGAGTCGATCACGGGCGCTTCGAAGTCCGGATATTCATCCTTGCGAACAAGCTCGTAGCCCTCGCGAAGGCGGGAAGAAATGTTCTTGCGGTCGTCAAAACCGCGAGCCTCTGCCCTGATCCACCGGTGCTTGAAACCCTCTGGCGCGGGAGGCGCGTCGAGTGCGGAAGGGGGAGCCCACGGCTTGCGACGAGCCGTCTTCTCCCGGGTCGTGGAAGTGCGAGGAGAACGCGAAATTCCCTCAAACCCACTTTCGTGCTTCTCGGTCATCTCTATCACTCCTTCACGTACTTTGCGTACTCTTCCAGCGGCACACCCAGTCGCTTTGCAATGGCTACCTGGCTCGGGGTGAGACGAACCTTTCGCGCGCGGCCGGCGGCAGATGCCGGGTTCCGCGATACACCAGCAACCGTCTGCGCAGGACGAGCCTGGCTTTCCGGCTGCGGGGACCTTTGGATCTTGTGGGGGAATTCCCTCGCCATCCTTCGATCCAGCTCAGAATAGTAGTCATCAGACTGCGGGTCAAATCCTTCGTCCTCCACCAGACGCTTGTGGATCCCGAAGGCGGCGAACGTCATGGCCTCGTCCTTGCCGAACCATTCGTTCTTCGAAGCCCAGACCTCGGCCTTTGGATCAGGGCGACGGGCCTGCTGCGGAGCCTGCTGAGGCGCCGGAGGCTGCTGCGTGGCCTGCTGGGCATTCTGCGCCGCCTGCTCCTTGTTCTGCTCGTAGTTCGACTTCGCCGTGCGGAAACGGTCCTGGGCGACGGCCAGCTCCGCCAGCTTCTTCTGCGCCTCGACCGTCAGGTCCGCGTCGGAAACCGACACGGCATGCTTCAAGAGGGCCTCGGCCTGGCGCTGCTCCAGGGACAGTCGGTTCTCATGCTCGCTGAGATAGCCCGCGTTCAGAGTCTGCATGCGAGACCGCATCTGGTCGGCCTCGCTCTTCACCTTCGTGGCGTAGTGCAGGGCCTCCTCGCGCTGGCGCTCTGCCTCGCGCATCTTCCGCGTCAGGCGGTCGATGCGCTTCTGGACAGAAGCGCTGTACTCCTCGTGCTCGCCCTCCTCGGAAACCGCAGCCGTCGGCCGCTCTTCCTTGGCAGCAGGAACGGAGGCCTCAGGAGCGCTCGCCGGCGACGAAACCTCGACGTCAGTCGCCTCGAACCCATCGGTATTGATGTGCACCGACTTGTCGTCAGGTGCCGCAATCGGAGTTGTAGTGGTCATTCAGTAGGGCTCCTTACCAGGAAATGATGTCTTCGGGATCCGAAATCTTGGCCAGCACCTCATCATCGTTGATGATGCGTACTTCTCCGCCATCGATTCGGAAACGCGATCCGGCGTAACGGGCAAAGACCACCCATTCACGCTCCGCGCACCACGGGCCGCTAGGGAACTTCTCCTTGTCCATGTAGACAAGAGGCCCCTGCTTCAGCACGTATCCAACGACCGTCTGGATCTGGCCGTCGTCTCGCACCTTGTCAGGGAGGTAGATCCCGCCGTCGGTCCTTTCCTTGCCTCGGTAAGGCAGTATCAGCATGCGCCACCCGGTCGGGTTGGGCATGCGTTCAAGGAACGTCTTGTCGATCAGGGTCGGATCAAGAACCCGTTCCTTGCGAGCCACGTACATATTGTCGATGGCCCTCTGTGCAGCCGCAAGATCAGGGGCAAGTTCATTCCCCGTGCTTGCCGAAAGCTTCGTCATCCATGCGCTCCTGTTTTTCTAGCAGGCCCGAGAGTTCCTGCGCGACGTAGTTCAGGGCGTCGATCTCGCCCATCAAACGTCGATAGTGCTCCATGTTTGAAACGCCATCACCCTCAAGGATCTGAGAGATCTGCGCGCGGCGTCCATTGATCGTCCTGTGGACGAACTGGACGATTTGAAATCCATCCATCTGCCGTACGTCACCTTCCTACTTCTTGCGCTTCATCGCAGGCTTCGACTTGCCGGCCTTGCTGAGCGCAATCGCAATGGCCTGCTTCTGGGGACGTCCCTCCTTCATCATCATCCTGATGTTGGAGCTGACAGTCTTGGCGCTCGATCCGCGCTTCAGGGGCATGTCACGAGCACCTGAACGACGAACCGCGCATCGCGGCGCCCATGCCACGCTTCTCGCCAACCAGGACATGGCCGACGTCAGTCTTCGGCGTGGTGACAGGGGTCTCCTTGAGGTAGGAGATGCGACCCTGCCCAGGAACATCGTCATAGTTCTTCGGAGCAGAAACCGCGGCCTGCTTGTTGCCGTTCACCCGGACCTTCATATCACATCTCCCGCTGATTTCGCGTCTGATCCATGCGCGCCTTGAGAATCTCACGTTCCAGGGACGCATCAAGGCGCTTTTGCGTCTGCTGTTCCTGACTGGCAAGCCGCTCGTTGAACTGCCGGCTGCGATCCTGCATCTTCTGGGCCTCAAGCTGCAACTTGGCCTGGTCGACCTGCTGCTGGCCCTGGACCTGCTGGCCGCGGATCTGAAGCTCCTGCGCCTTGAGCTGGACCAGGGGATCCGGACCCTGCTGGCCCTCACCAGACAACTGCGCGCTCAGTTGCTTCAGGTTCTGGAACTCCTGCGCGATGACCTGTGCGACCATCGCCTCGATCTGCTCCGGAAGCAGCATCTGGCCAGAGTTCTGGACCTGCGCCGTCACCATCTCGCGAGCCTTGATCTGAACATGCTCCAAGACATGCTTCTGCAAGGCAATCATCACCAGGGGCATGCCCTGGGTAAGACCCGAGGACGCGAACATCAGATGCGACATGATGTGCGCATCGTGCATCTGGCCCGGGAACGCCTTCAGCTTGATGTTGTCCAGGGCGTCCATATGCTCCTGGGCAGGGTCCTTGGGCTGATTCTGTTCCTCCGTACGCGGCCGGAGGATCTTGTCGATGTCCCGAATACCCAGAGCCGAGTACATCCGCCGAAAGGCTTCGTAGGAGTTGTGAAGCTCCGGAGCCTGTAGCGCCATCTGCAACTGCGTCTGGGCCAGGGCGATGCGCTGCGACTGCGAAAAGATGTTGGGGTCCGAAACAGGGACGACGTCCACGCGGTCGTCGAAGTCCTTCGCCATCACCGCCTGCGTCGCGCCGGCAACCTCGTACGGATAAACCGGAGGCAGCGTCTCCTGCATCAGACGCGCCAGGATCTTGAACTCCTGCTTCATCGCGTAGTGCAGGCGCTTGTGCACCGCACTCATCACCCGAGTGCCCTGCTCCAGCATCGCCACCGTCGTGCCCACCGCGGCCGCCTGATTGCCATCCCCAACCTTGAGATCGGTAATCGTCGCGAACCGCTGTCCCGCCGAAACGACGAAGCCCAGGAGCTGGAACAGCGTCTGGTCAGGCCCCTTGAAGGGGAGCGGCATCAGTCCGTCCCGAATAGCCCCACCAGGAACGTCAACATCACGGAATTCACCCGGCTGAAGAGGCTCGCTGTCCGAACGGATGCGCAATCCGCGCGCCTTGAAGCCCGCAGGCAGGTTCGAGAACGTCCCGGCGTCGATCAACTGCCTCAGGGCAGCCGTCGCGGCCCGCGAAAGGCCGCCAATCGTGTGAATCAGGCCCAGCCCGTAGAAACCAAAGCCCGGAAGGAACTTGTAGTGGACAAAATACTGGATTTTTGCCTTCCGAGGGTCGTCTTCGCGGTAATTTCGACGGATCGAAAGCACTTCCGTGCTGCCCTCGACCAGGGTCACGATGTACGGAACGCGAATTCCGGTCAAATTGCCATCGGAATCCTTGTCCTCGAACCCCTCGATGTCCAAATCGACGTGGCATTCAAGCAAAACGCACGAATCATCAAGGATGGAGGGCCTGACACCCCGGATCTGGTCGACAGCGTCGGTCGTGCTGGGATCCAGGGGTGAACTCGGAAGAACTTCGACGTCTCGATAGAAGCCCGCAACCTGCTGCTTGCGCAGATCGTTGAGCGAAATCCGCGAAACGTGGGTCACGTTCCCGCAGGTTTCGAGGTCCGAAGCCTCGTACGGCACCACGATGTCCCGCGCCTCGACGAAACGACTCACCGGCCGGCCCAGGACCTC